TTAACTAGGGATTTACCTCGTACAGCACGATCAAGCTGACGACAAGTTCTAGTACACTCTGGACCCTCTGGCATTATGCTCCTTCACTTCCTACTGGCTTACAAATCCACTCTATTGAGTCCCATTGCCCATCTGCTGGTATTGACTGATAAACTACAAGCATTTGTTCACATTTTATTTTAGCCATAGGTGGGTCATATCGTTGCACTTCTTGAGAGACACAAGTTGTTCCTAAACAAGTAGTTAAATAAACAGCCCACATAAACTCCATAGTTGTTCCTCTAGTGTATTGTTGGTGGATTATTATGTGTATCTACATAATTCTCTAAGTTATGAGTTGCATCATTCATTGTTTTGCCTACGTGATCTAGCATTTTGCATATCTGTTCGTCTGTTAAAAATGTTCTATATAAAACTACAGAGTGTTTAAGTAACATAGTTGCTACAAACATAAAATCATCTTCTTCGTGTAGCTCAGACTCTATGTACTTCACTAAATTATGTTGTATTTCTCTAAGTCTTTTGTCATTAGTTTTAGTCATTGTACCCAGTTGTAGATAGCTCTAAGTCCAATTGCAAACCACATTACTTCCATAAGTGTTCTAGGAGTATCTCCGTCTTTCCACCCAAAGTATATCCATATTGCCCCGCTAGAAAGACCAAATACCCAACCTATCCATTGGGTATTTACATCTGCGCTTGATAAAATAAATGCGCCTATCATTGCAAGAATGAAACCAGTCCATCTCCAGCCGTCTATATCTTTATAAAAACGTATCTTCATGTTTGGAACTTCTTCCATGTTTTGTGTAAAACATAAAACCATACAGAGTTAACTGCTGGTTCTACTATCGCAACTGCTCCTGCTTCCCAGATACTTGCACCTGTGATTGCACTTACAACAGCCATTGCAATTATAATGTGTCCAATAAAAAATATAATTGCAAGTAGTAAACTTTCATCCATCTTATCATTTACGGCATTAAAGATACCTTTACTAAACTCAGTCATTAGCGCATCCGTAGATTTGCTTGACGAGGAAACCCCCATACATCGATTGCGGGTACTCGAATCATACGTTCTTTAGTATTCTTTTTATCGGGATTTTGGATGGTAAGCATAACGTTTTTACCTGCACGCCAAGCTCTAGTTTTATTTAAGAGTTCTTCGCTAGAACCAGTATAATCTCTACGAATAGCATTAAGAACCCAACGAGAAACGTTTGGGCGTTCGCCTTTAGATTGATAATTCTTACCGCTTGATCTTTTACCTTTTGCCATAACACTCTCCTTGTTTAAAATATACTCTAATATAATATATTTTTAAGCACTGAGCAATTACAGAGTACTTGTCATTACAGCATAGTTTGAAGATATAGTTGAATTTTGTTTCAGATCAAGAAAGGTGGATATAAAATTTTCAGGCTCATACAATTGTGAGCATTTAGGACATTCTACAATATCAAGAGGCTCAATCTTACCGTTTTGGAACCAAACCTCTTCTTCTTGTGAACAGATTGGGCATTTACTTCTGGCTCTGTATAAAGACATTTTGTACTTTTTTGTTATATAACTCCATTGAATGATCAAAAATACCGTCGAAAGGCTGACCCTTAGATAAGGCACGCATACGTCCTCTCCACTGGTCTTTAAATCGTTGCCAAGGAGACATTTTTCTAATATTTCCATAATGGTTTATGTAAACTAAATCACCATGATGGACAAATCTAATTGGAAATGGAACTTTAGTAACAACATCGTTGTTATTTACAAAACGATAATGTTTAACTCCATCATTTTTTATTTCTCTAACGAAATCGCGATTACCTACACGGGGGGAACCAAAAGTGTAAAGTTCGTTGGCGTCTAACCGACTTGCCATGATAGTAGCTAATGCAGCTCCGAGTGAATGCCCCGTACACGTAATATTGCGTTCACCGTCAAGGTTTTGTTCGTCTATCCAACGAACAATATTATCATAAACTTTATCTAAAGCTTGTGCAAACCCAAAATGAACTAAACCCCTTTCTCGTGCAGGTTTTCTCCAAGCTTTGGCATCAGCTAAAAGATCCCTCATTTGATTAGGCTCAGTTCCTCTAAATGCAATAAAAATATCACTTGCATTACTTTTTCTGCAAGCAAACGCTTGAGTGCCTTCATGATCAAACCAAGCAAATTCACCATAACCTAAATTTATTATTTGATCTCGACACTCTTGTTGTTCTGAATATGCTATTTTAGATAAATCAGCCATAAAAGCTGCTTTTTTTAAGTCCATAGGGGAACTCCTTATTATTTTTTATTTTTTTTAGATTTTAAAATAGCAGCTTGAAGTGCTGGCGGTAATTTTTTCTGAGCGGCAGTTAGACCATTCATTTTATTTTGCATTTTACCGTTCTTCATTCCGTTTTTCTTCTTACCATTCATCATTGGTTTTTTAGCCATGATTTTCTCCTTTTAATATCACTCCAATCTTTATCATATTGAGTAGAGTGTTCGATTATAATTTTACTGTAATCAGTGCTTACAGAGATTTGATTATTAGAGTAAGAAGTTACTTTATCCTCATAGTAAGAAATAACTTCTTCTTTTGTGGGAATTCCCAAAGTAGCAAAACCATTGTATGCATTGAGCAATGTTTGAAGATGCTTTTCGTTTTTTGCTCCGTATAAACCTCTTAAAACTCTACCGTCTTCAAGATAGTATGTAGTGTGCTGATATAATCCATCCTTATCATAAGAGTAAAACACCCTGTAAGGAAGGTGATAAAAAATTTCTTCTGTTTTTACAATGTCCTTCTTAGCTGTATGACTATCTTTTTTATTTCTAAATATAGATATAAACTGATCTTTATCTTCAACAACAGACAAAATACCAATAGGTCTGTCTTTACACGCAAATTGATGATGTATACCATAGGTTGAATCATAAGTTGTAAAAGAAACACCAAAGTACACGTTATTAGTATAAACTTTTCTTACGTTGAGAAGACACTTTGTGTCATCTTTAAATATAACATTGTCAGAAAAAGGTACAGATTTATCAATATAGTATACATAATTTTCATCTGCCGACTCTGGAGATCTAAGTTGCATGGGTTTTTCTAGCTTTACTAAGTATTTCTAAATCTTGTTGTATTAGTATTGGAACAGGAGTTGAGTGTCCTTTGAAAATTGGATGACTAAATAACCATTCTTCTTCAAGCCTAGTATCATTCATACGTTCCATAATTTTTTTGAGTATTCTACCACTAGCATTTTTGTGAATATAAATCCTTGCTACATAATATCCAAGCGGTAATATCTCACCCCTCCAAGTTTGAACATCAATCTTTTGTTTACGCCAGTATGCCCCACTCCAGGGGCATACTGAAACTATAGAGACAAAATAAGAAGACCAGTCAACGTTACTTACGCTTACCGCCTCTGTTTCCACCTCTTTTTCCACCTTTTTTGCGCATAGGCATTATGACTTTCCTCTTCTTCCTAAATCGATTTTTTTACCTTTATGAGTGCCTGATTTACGAGGTAGCATACCGCGCGCTACAAGTCTGGCTCGGTTCGTAGATCCGATTGAGCGTCCAGACTTATGCTTACGTAGTAGTGCTGCATAGTTAATTTTTGGTTTTTTTCGTTTTTCAGGCATACAAAATTTTACCTATTTGCTAAAGGGTTGTCCAATGCTTTTGTTAACTTGTTGTTTAATTCTCTTTCTAAATTAGTCAATTCTCTCTTTACGTATCCCTCCATGCCTTCAATCTTATCATTAAACCTGTTATTGGCATCATCAATCATATTACGAGTGGAGCTTTTAGTCCTATCCATAAGTTCTTCTGCTTTGTCCTCAACTGCTGTAATATCATTATCAATTTTATCCATAATCTTTTCAGCCCGTACAAGCTCGTCTTTTAAATCATGTTTAGTATCTCTTAAATAATCAATAGTATCTTGAAGACTATTTCTTACGTTTTTGAACTCATCTTTAAATAGTTTCATCTCTTTTTCTACAAAAACCATGTGTGCTTCAACCACCTGTTGATGTTCCTTCATGACAGCTTGAGAAGTACGTATTCCTTCTAAATCAGGGGCTTCATACGATTCTATTTTTTCTCGCATGTTCATATAGTCTTTATAAAACTCAAAACCTCCCCAAAGTGCTCCTCCAAGTGTTCCGACTAGCGGTAATATGAGGAGTAGTTTGGATCCTCCAATTTTGATCCCTCCATATTCGATCTCAGCCATTTATATCTCTCCTTTAAATCTTTTACTTTTTTCTCTAAGTCTGTTTCTTTAGGCCCTTCAATATACTCAATAGACTCATACATCCACGCACCCACAAAAATAATGAACATAAAAAATGAAGTGAAAATTATCATTATAAACCACAACATTAATTTAATCCTGGATATTGTAAGTCTTCCATCGCTCCAAAATTAGGATCGTTAAGAAACCACCTAGCAAATGCGTGGTCTACAGTAGGCTTAGGTGGATAAAAGTTTGCTAAATCTATGTTCTCTTCTTTACCATACTCGTTAAAATCTGGTACAAAACTTATTAGTGCTAATAACTTACGCTGAATATCCATTTGCTGTTCTAAAGTTACTGCTGCTTCTAGTTCTTTAACTGCCTCAATTGCTTTCATAGCAATCAATAATCTAAGTTTATTTCTTTTTGAATCAGCAGGGTCAACTTTAGGCATTGCCTTTCCTGGTATGTTTTCTCTATAATCGGGTTTAGCATTTTCTAGTTCTGCCAGTTCTTTTTCAATATTATCATCCATATTAGCTTTGCCAGTTAGTGATTCTCCGTCTTCTGTGTTTGATGTGCCAGCTTCGTTTTCTAATTTAGCGATCTCAGCCTCGATATCCTCTTCTAAAATTGTTTCACCATCCATAGACTGTAATTCAGAAATCTCTGTCTCAATATCATCTTCTATAGTCTGAAATCCTGTAGAGCGTTCAACATCATCTGACTTCACTATTATATCTTCAGTAACTACGACAGGTGCTACAATTACGGTAGTAGCAATTTCAGTGCCTACACTACTGTCTGAGTTTACAACATCATCAACTATAGGATCAAGAACTGCAAAATCTCCATCATTACCAGAAAGATCTACATAACCAGGACACGTCTGACTGTATTGAGGGTCTAACGAGCATTGCTGATTGAAATAAGCTGTATCATAACCCATACAACCAGGGTCAAACAGTGGGTCGTCAGTACACATGGCTATATAATAATCTGGGCAAGTGGGGTTAGATTTAGGATTATTATTACACTGTTGAGAAAAAGATGCTTGAGTATAACCCGGACACGTAGGGCTGTAAAGCGGATTAGCAGCGCACTGTGCAGTTGTATAACCAGGACATGATGGATCATATAAAGGGTTTAGTGTGCATTGTTGATTAAATAATGCGTTTGCATAACCAGGACACTGTGGATCATATAATGGATTGTTGTGACAAGGGTTTGCAGAAAACACTAAATTAAATGATGATTGCTGCACATTGAACTCTGGCCCATACCAACCTTGCCAGTTTGCACTGTCACTACCTTGTGCATATATGTTAATATCTGAAAAGTATGATGGGGGTAAAAATTGATTTGGAAATGTTTCTACACCAGAATGAGTAGTCCAATTATGAGAATAACTGTAATCATAAGTATATGACTGATACACGTTCCCATTAGAATCAAGAACGTCTACTGTAATAACAAAGTCATCAATGCCTGGCTGTC